CTCTTGCTAAACGATAGATAACAAGTGAATCCTCAATCATCCTTAATTGGTTATAAGGTTTAATTGATTTATATAGATAACCTAAAACAACTTGTTTCTCTGCGTCAATCATTCCAGAATGAACATAAGAGATAGCATCAGTCTGAACTTTTACTTCCTCATTATGTTGTCTACCGCCTGGAGTAAATTGACCTGTTGCTTGGTCTGGTTTGTAAATAAAATATTCATCTATTTCTTTTACAAACTCAACACCTGTAACTCCATCTTTTTCTTTTTTTATTTCACGAACTTTTTTGATGTCAAGTGCATCAACGGGAATTAAATTTTTAATTCCTTCTTTTGGTTTTGTTTTATCAATGACAATGTGATGATAAAGTTTACCATCAATATACCATTTTCTAAAAGTATCATAACCAGTTTTATTAAAATCTAAAAGCTTTACAATTCTTTTAAATTCATCAGTAATCTTTTTCTTAATTGCGTCACTTTGATCTAATTTTTCTAAAGATAAATTGACTGATGCTTTTCCAGTTTCATGCAACACGGCTTCGTTGATAACATCTGTAATGGCTAAGTCAACTTCTTGTGTCATTGCCATTTCACGATATTTCTGAATAAGAACATTTTCGTCCCTTGCATCAATATCTGTGTTTAGATATGTACCTACAAATCCTCCACCTTCGACATATGTAATTGCACCATCATCATTCTCTGGTGTTACAAATGTTTTTTGTGTTTTCTTTTTTGAAACTGAAAAACCAAATAAATCAAAAGCCATATTAATATCCTTTATTCATTATGAAAGTTAAGGGGGAGTTAACTCCCCCTTATCAAAAATTAAATTCCTAAATTAACCTGAACCGGCCCAATACTCAATGAACCACTAACTGAAATATCGACACCAGAACCACCAACACTTGCATCAACTCCCTGACCATCAATAGTCAAAGTATTAACGCCAAATGTAACGTCAAACATTTCAACTTCATCATTACTGCCCATTCCCAATTCAATAGCTGAAATAGCAGTTGGGAGAACTTGCATTCTATATGTTCTAATAACGTCCTGTTGTCTATCCAATTGAGATACGGAAGCTGAACCATAATAATCAATATTATTACGATCATATTGAGAATAGTTAGCACTTGCTGCTGAAATTCTCGTCAGCCATTCTTCCATTGCAGCCCGATTCTGAAAATTGGTATCATTTAATATTTTAACTGTCCAATCTTCAAATACCCTATCGCCGGGAACAGCAAGTTTTCGACCACGAAAAGGAACTTCAATTTTCGCAACTGATACGCCGGGTAAGCTTGAACTTTCGACCAAGAAATTCAAATCAACTAAATTAATGCCTGGTGCAGTTATGTGTACTTTAAAAAGATTTGGTCTTACTCCACCTTTAAACTTTGCGGCAAAATCTGTAATACTAGCCATGTTGTATACTCCTTTATTGTTTTATATATTTATAAGACTTAACCGCCGATTTCTGAAAAAGAAACGTCTGTACGAGCAGCAATAAAGTTAAGTTGAATGAAGTTAATAGATCGTGCTGGTTTGATATAAATATCACCAACAAAATTATTAGTGTCAATAACCTGTCCTGTATTGTTTGAACTATCACAAACTACTTTGAAGTCTGTAATACCTCTTCGTCCCTGTACATCTCTTAGAAATGGGGAAACCAAATTAACAAATTGTGCTCGTGTGAACTCATCGTTGAACTCAAACAACAATGACTTAGCTGCAATAGCAATTGCCTTCTCAAGAACAATGAACAACCTACGAACATTGATTCTGTCAAATGCACTTGGAATTACTTGCATTGTTTTGTCACCGAAAAGAAGTACACCAGCACCTCTTGGAGTAATAAGTGGGTTAATACCTACTTGATACATTACGTCACGGTTAGCTTTGTTAGCTTCCCATGAAAGTTTTACTATGTTCTTAATTGTTCCACGATTGTAACCAGCTGGACTCCACCATGCATCATGGGTGAAATCAGTTCTTGCACATAGACCAGCCATGTCACCGTTCATTGGAATATAACGAAAAACATCGTTATATCGGTCATACTGATATTTCCATGCACCGTCCATAACAGCATAACTTGAAGAACCAAGTGCTGTGTTATCAGTAACCAATTTCTCAACAGCAGAACTGTTGGAAGTAGGATTAACAACTGACGCTTTCTGTGGAGATACAAATGCAACACAATCTTTTCTTACTGAAGAAATATTGTCAATAATATATCGACTTACAACATTATTACCAGCACCACCCATTACCAATGTAACATCAACAACTTCTGGCTCTTTGAAAAGATCATATGCTTCAAACATTTCACCTTCACTAAGGTTATTACCATCAACTCCCTGTGTCATTGAACCGCCAGGAAATTTTGTTGAACCGTCAATTGGTTTGAAAACACTACCAGACTTCAAACTATCAGCTGCTGCATAAGCATTATTAGCAATAAGTGAAGAAGTAGCAGTCAATTCAGCAGGATCGCCCAACCAAACATATTGTGATTCGTTCCGTAGAACATTCCCAATATAATTTGATGAACCATCAATTTTTTTAGCATCAGTTGCTTTACTTACAAATGCATGACGTTCAAGAACTTCACCAGGCTCACCCGTAAACAATCCATCTTCATCAATAACAATAACGTGCATTTCATCATTGTTCAATGTATATGGCTCATCATGTACAACTTGAGTAACTGCCTTAGCATTTGTTCCGTCTGTTACTGTTGAATAAGTAACTGATACTCCATCTTCCGTAACCGTTCCAGAAGGTTTGAACTCACCTGCTGAAGGTACATAAGGAATATACGAATGTGCAGCCAAATGACCAGCAGCAGCACCTGCAACTTTACCTGTAATTGATGTTGGACTACCACTAGCTGGTGTTCGTGTTTGTGTTAACACCGTGCCATGTGCATAGGCTCCAGCAGCAACTGTTACTTTCATAACATCTGTTGTTGTGCCATCCCAACCATTTGCTTTTGCAACATCAGAAGATGTAGAAGGTCTACGATCAAATGCTGCTTTAAAAGTTGTTTGAATATTTAAATCATCGCCTGTCAATCCTGTTGCATCCCAACCAGCTGAGTCCATTGCATGAACTTTCAAAGTATTTCCTAGTGCGCCAGGATACTTACCGACAAACAAAACATTACCCGTTGCGAATGTTGCAATATCACTATCGTAATCGTCTGCATTTTTTACAACAGTACTAAGATCAGCTGTACCTGCATCAGTATCACCAACAACTGAATTTCGTGCTGAATCTTGAACATTTCTAACAACGATTAAGTTGTTTGTGTATGCAAGATAGTTTGATGCAACATAAAATGATTCAACAACTTTAGGTGTTCCTAGTGTATCTTTAGGTTGACCAAATACTCTTACTAAATCGTTTTCTGTTGTTATTGTAATTCTTTCTAAAACTGGGCCCCATTGAAATGCACCACCTATTGCACCAATACTGGTAGCTACGTTAGGCACTACTGTCGTTAAGTCTCTCTCTGTAACAACGATGCCTGGGCTGACTTGAAATGGCATTTTATTCTCCTTTACAATTAATTACATTTTTTATATTAATATATTTTTCATCAATTGCATAATTTAATTTATTGTTTCCCATACTGTTCCATCTGAGTCTATCTCATATTCTTTCTGGTTTAAGCCATTGTCAATAATTCCAAACGGTGTCGTTAAATCTTCTAATTGATTCATTTGATTTTGATACAAATTATCTCTTATGTTTTGATTGCTTAAGTCTTTAAAATACTGTTGGTCTATCAACCAAGCAAACAACACCATTGTTATTACTAAATCGTCATTAGTACCTTCTTCACCAGAAAAGGATTCACCAATAGCAATAAATGTCGTTAGCTCTGTTATAATATCGTAGTCGTTGAATAAGAGTTTATTTTCTTCAATTAGTGATTTTAAATTTGAACAACCTATCTTTTTCATAGCTTTGGTTGTTCTTACACCAA